AAGAACACCTGAAAGGGCGGTTGTGCGAGCTGATGAATCAGCAAACACCATAATAACCTGTTGCTGCAAGTAAGTATTTACCTGCGCCGCCGTTAAAACATCGCCGGTATTAAATAACTTGTAACCCGCACCTGCCATTGCTATCTCCTTATTTAGTAACTCAGGATTCCTGAGTCAAGTCTGCCTTGTGAAGTTGTGCTGTCTAAAATAAACGCCTGAATGATAGGTTCAGATGTTAGCAAAGTTGTGTTCCAACTTCGCGGTGTTGCATTTGTTTGGATACCCTGAATGAATAACTCGCGGGTAACCGTTGAGCCGCCCGGTACTGATTTTGTTATGTTTACCAAGTCAAAGATTTCTGATGATAACCCTGCCGTGATTCTAGTTGGCTCGCTTGCATCAAAAAGGTTTAATGTCATTGAGTCAATGCGCAAAATGGCATCTTTTCTAGCCTGTAAAATCATTGTTGCTTGTTCTTGGGCTTCGGCATCTGTTTCAACTAAGATGTTTTCGCGCTTACCTGAGTGGATAAAATAAGTGTCAATTGAGGTTTGATCAAAAACATTGGCGGTTCCACCATTTGCCCTGCTAACAAAAACATCATTAACAAGCAAAGTATCATCAAAGGCAAAGTCAATTCCTTGGTAAGAAATGCCTGTTCCATCATCTGAATAAACGGTGGGGGTTGTGTCGGCTTTCTTGCTGATGGTATCTCTTGAATAAAATGTTGCTGCGCCTTGGGTGTTTATGAAAAACCCACCAAAATCAGAAACTTCGCATAATTGAATTGCAATTAGCAAATCTCTGTCTGCGCCCGAATCAGCCTGAAGCGTTGATGAACCCGCATCAATTGCCCTTAGCGATGAAGGCCAAGAAGCCACATCCAACAAATTGTTGATTCTCGCACCCGATAATTGACCTGCGGAAGTGCCAGGTACACTTGAAATTGCGGTGTTATTTAACAAGCGGAATCCATCAATACATTTCAAACCTACTCTTGAAACCCCATCAACGCCAACGGCAAATGTTGTGTCGTAGCTTGTTATGTAACCGCTAAATAAATAATATCTTTGAGTGCCGCTGCCATTGTCATAATCTGCCCAAATGCGGATTTTACGCAAGGGAACCAATTTGCCATAGTAGGGCGATAAAGTGTTGCTTGGATTCCACGCGCCTGTTGTATCCTCAAGAACAACCGTTGCTGAACCCGCTTCAAACTTGTCTAAGATACGATTGCGACCACGCCGAACTGAAACCTGAAGCGTGATGTCAGAAATATCAACAACATCTGATGGGGTATCGGCTAAAACGCCGATTCCAAGAGGTGTTGAAATATCATCTAAAATTAGTGGGTTACCAAATGAAGGGCCACTTGCGAAGTCAATTGAAACGCCTAAATTTGGAGTGCCTGGCATTAGATGCTCAAGTTGGTTCTAGTAATTGTTGAACCCGATTGCTGAAGCGCAAGAAGTTCATTGCGAATTGTTCCTACTAGATCACCTTCGCTGATAACATTGCCGCCAACATTTATTGTAATGTTTGAACCCATCGAACCCTTTGGTGCAAACGGGGTTATTGCTTCAGCACCACCATCGCCAAACATTGAAGTTGGTGATTGTATGCCGTAACCAGGGCCACCAACGGCAGCGTAAGGGCTAGGGTTGTACATAGATGACGGGCCAAGGATAGTTGGTGGAATTACGGGTGGAATTACGGGTGGAATTATTGAGGGTGGAATTACCGGCGGTTTGATAACAGGTGCTTGGATTCCTGCTGCCGCTGCTGCATAAGCAGATAAAGCTGCTGATGCTGAAATCCAACCGATTGAAGCGGCATCTGAACCATCTGTGATGCTTGGGTCATAAGTGAAGGTGCCTTCGGAAATTTCTTTGTAGGCATCAACGCTACCGTAAGCCAAAAGCCAAGCGCCTTCGGCTTCAACGGGTGCGGCAAGCAAACTTGGGTCATAACCAAATTCTTCAAGAATTTTGGCAATGTAGGCTTCAGTTTCCTTTTTAGTCAATCCCCATTGATCGCCAAGATTCTTGACTTCAGTTAAATCAATTTTGCCATCATCGGCAGCGGCAAAAACGGCAGCATATTGAAGAACTTGCTTTTCAGTTAAGCTCCACTTTTCCTGCAACTTGCCAATTTCGGCATCGGATAATGTGCCATCATTTAGCGCGGCAAAGAAATCAAGGTACTTTGCTGCTTCTTGATAAGTAATGCCCCAAGTTTCAGCTAACTTAGCAACTTCAGAGGCGCTGATTTCATTATCACGAACTGAAATAATTGTTTGAACATAAAGTTGCGCAGCATTTGTGCTGATTCCCCACTTAGCGGCGAGCAGTTCAAACTCGGCAGGCGTGATCTTAGTGTCAGAAAGTGCTGTCAAAATGTCATTGTAACGCTGCGCCGCTTCGCTTGCGGCGTTGTTCATATCAATCTCTTTTTGACGGGCAGCAACAAAGGCAGCAAGTCTTGCTTGTTCAGCAATCGCGCCTTGCTTGACTAGATTGAGTCGAGCCGCTTCAAGTTGGATTGGGTCATTTTCGGCAGTTGGTTTTGCGCCCAACTTAGTAAGGGCGGCAATTGCTTTAAGGCTGGCTAATTTTTTCTTAGCATCAAGGGCGGCAGCAGCAGCAGCTTTTTTGGCAGCAGCAGCGGCAGCAGCAGCGGCAGCCTTATTTTTTCTATCTTGCGCAGCGGCTGCTAATGCGCCAGCAGTAGCGGCAGCGGCGGCAGCAGCGGCACTCTTTTTGCTTTGTTCATCCAAAACTTCTGTCTGAGTAACAAGTGCGCTATTCGCAGCCTCAGTTGATTTTTGAACTTTTTTCATTTGAGTATAGAAAATAACTGCTGCGGCTGCGCCTAAAGCAAGGCTTGCGCCTGCGGTTGCAAATCCTGTTGCAATTGCTGCGGTACTTGCTGCGGCTGTTTGAGCAGTTAAAGCAGTTGTCACTAAACCAATTGCTGCAACTAATGCTGTAATTCCTGCATAGATTTTAGCGCCAACAAATATGCCCGCAAGGATTGCGCCGAATACCTGAAGCGTTCCAATGTTGCGTGAAATAAAACCAAAGAACTCGCCCATTTTGACAATAACTGTCTTTAGAACTTCAAAAACATCTTTCAAACTTGCCGCAATTTTATCCTTGTTCGCACTTGTCCACGCTTGAAGTTGAGGAAGCAAAGTTGTTTGTAGGTAAGTTGTAAATTCAGTAACAACAGGAAGTAAAGCCGTTCCAAGTTCTGTTTTTATCGCCTCAATTGCATTTCTAGTTGCTTGAAGTTGGCCTTCAGGCGTATCCCTTAACGCCTCATTAAATCCTTTATATGTAGAATTTAGAACTTTAACAATCGCGTTGGCGCGTTCTGCCTCAGTTCCATTTGAAATCAATTTTTTGGTTTGCTCATCAAGAACAAAACCAGCCCTAGTCAATGCGCCAAATTGCCCATTCAATGCTTGAGCAAGGCCATTTGTCATTGATTTGAACTGATCGGAAGCGGCGGTTGCGCCCTTTTCTGCCGTTACATAATCAAGAATTGCAGGTGTTAAAGATTTGATTGTTGTAGCTTGTAAATCAAAAGTTGCTAATTGAGATTGAACAACTGAGATGTTACCGCCTGAAACAACGCCAATGCGCTCCAAGGCATCTGCCTGATCGTTTAACGCTTTGATTTGCTCAGCAGTTGCGCCGTTTGTGGTTTCTAAAATTTGGCGCAATCTGTCTTGCTCGCCTTGGGCAGTTATAGCAGCCTTTACTGAATCAACTCCAAGTTTGATAGCAAACGCGGCACTAGCAGCGCCGGCAATAGCAAAACTTTTTGCTGCTTTCTTCGCAAAGGCATCAAAGTTCTTGCCTAATTTGCCAATATCTCTTGCCGCTGCCTTTGAACCCTTGTCAGAGTATTGGCTAATTATTCGGGCTACTACTGCTCCAATTGCCATTGTTTAGCCCTTTCCACTTGAATCTAAATGCTGCTGAAGTGTTTTCTTTGCATCATCAAGCGCATTTGAAATTTTCTTTTCAATTTCGGATTTGTTTTTATCAACAACCGACCAAATAAGGCGTGAGGCTTTACCAAACCAATTAAGATTTTCAATAAAGCGACTACTGCCACCCAAACGCCCGCCAACTTCAAAGATAACACCTGCGGCTGATTTGTTAAGCAAAGCGCCTGCCGAAGTTGTGTAATCAGCACGAACTTTACCTTGGGCGCGAGTTGAAACAATGCCTGTTTTAATTGCGCCAGTATCCCAAGCAGGCCAACCTTTACCACCGCGAGAAGTCTTGCTTGGATTTGTTGGTTCAACTTTACGCCAACCGCGCATTGGTGTATCTGATTGCGAACTTCCAATTCTATCAACTTTATTTCGAGCTTCATCTCTTGCCCCGCGAAGTTCAGCAGAAATCACTTTGTTAAAGCCCTTGACGGCATCTTCATCAAATTTCTTTAATGCCGCCAAGGTTTCTTTAACACCTGTCAAAACAATTGCTTTTTCAGCCATTATTTACTCCGCGCTTTGTTGCGTTCTTTTATGTAGGCAACGATTGCTTCTAAGACACCATCGGGGGCATCTATTAAAGCAGTTGGGGATAAGCCCGACTCCACCGAAATTGCTGCTATTGAATAAGTCAGGCTATCTCGGTGGATTCGGAATTTGGGTCTGTAACAATCTCAACTGAAACTAAGTCATCAAGGAACCCATTACCAAAAGGTTTTACAACTTTGCCGTTTGCGGCAAGAGCTGCGTGTCCAAGGTAGTAGATGTGTTCTAGTTTTTGTTCCTCGCCAAGCAGTTTTGCAAATCCTTTGCCGAACTTTTGCTCAAATCCAACGATGATTCGGGGAGTCAGCGAAAAGACTCCCTCGAAACCATCTGTTGTTTTAACTTTGATCTGTAATCCATCCATTATTTTCCCCCTTGTTTAGTTAAACGATTGCTTTTGTAATTACGCCTGAAATTGGCCAAGTAACTGAAGCGGTGGCAAGTTCGCCAACGCCACCGTTAAGTGGTGTCCATTCTGAGATTAAAACTGAGAATGTGTATGAAGGATTTGTTGCGCTTACTGCTGCATTGACAGGTTTTACGGTGCAAGTTACGGCGGTGCCAAGTAAAGGATAAATTACTTGTTCAACGCTTGATGTTGCGTAATCCTGGTGAAACTCGAAGGTCGCAGAATTGTCAGCCAATCCAGCCACGCGAGTTTTTGCGGTTTGTCCGAAGCTAGTTGTTTCGACAATGTCAAAGCTAGTTGAAAGACTTATGTTGCTGATGTGGTCGCTCAAATCTGAGCTTGTACCGAATACAACTTGTGCGTTTGTTAATACTAATCTTGCCATATTATGAAGTTGCCTTTGTGATCGCGCCGGAGATGTTCCAAGTTACTGAAGCAGTTGCTAATTCACCAACTCCACCGTTAAGTGGTGTCCATTCAGAAACAAGTGCTGTGAAAGAATATGAAGGTGCTGTTGCACTTACGGTTGAAGTTGGTGACACCACTATTGTAGTGGTAGTTCCCAAAAGTGGATAGATGGTTGCTTCAACATTTGAAGTTGCGAAATCCTGGTGGAATTCCAAAGTCACCGAATTATCTTGCAAACCAGCAACGCGAGTCTTTGCCGCTGTTGAAGAAAATGCTGAAGTTTCAATGACATCATTTGTTGTTGAAAGTGAAACTGAAGCAATATGATCACTCAGATTCACTCCGTTGATTAGGCATTTTACATCCGTTAAAACGATTCTGGCCATTTATTTGGCTCCTTCTTGAGTTGTTACTGGCTTGATTGACGGTGTTGAATCTGACTTGATATGTAAACCTTCAACAAGTGCATCAATGTTCACACCTGCTTCAAGTAGTTCCTTTTCGGTGAGATTGTCACCCTTGCTTTTTCCGCAAACCTCTAAATCTGAGGTTATTGTGTAGCTCATTTGTTTCTCCTTATCCCCAAATTGTGAGGCGGTAGCGGTAACTTAAATAAAGATTGCCTTGCGAGTCATAAGTTCCTGATTCGGCGCTTAATACTCGCAAAGTTTGAACTGCGCCCCCTAAGGTGCGATCACCTTCAAGGGCGGCCTTAATTGAACCTGCACCCGAACCTGCCAAGTAAGCATCTAGCTTGTCTTGACCCGAACGGGCATCAAAGCGTTGCACAATCACATAAATATCAACATTGGCTTGGTCTAAACCTCGCGCATTGTCAATATCAAATGTGAAATCTAATTGCCCCACGATGGCGCAGGGTGGCGTTGGCACTTCAGGTATCAAATCAAAGGCGCGAAGCCCTGTAATGGTCTGCAAACGGGTTTTAAGCCCATCTCTGACGGTGCTTACATTCATTTAGCAATGCCATTCTGCTTGCGGAATGGGCGAACAAGTGCCTCAACATCGGCATCTAATTTGGCAGCAAGTCGAACGGTGCCAATGTCGGGAGTGCCTGCAATTCCGAATGGTGATTGACGGCGCACAAAGAGGCGAGAAGCCTGAATTAGCGTTGCCATATTGATCTCCGCAGGTGTAGCTGACCATCCCCAAACGCCTTGAACGCGAACTGCTTGAGGTAAGAAGTAGGGGAAAACATAACTTCCAACCGCCAAAATGCGTGAGTAAGGCCAACCTCGGCGGGGATTATTGACAGGTTCGGTCAAGAAATC